GTGCGCTTCACTATGGAACGCAGCCGACACAGCACCGAACACACCATTAGCGGTCGTGTTTACAGCTGCGAGCGGATCAGTATTCAATTTCGACGTTCAGCCAATCTTTCCGAGCGCTGGCGGCACAGCTCCAGACGCTCAGACAGTATCGCTCAGCTTTACTTGCGTAACCACACCAACACTATAAAGAAATGAGATCGGGAGCATGAAGTTACAAATACATATCGAAACGACCGACGGTCAGACAGTTACCACCACAGCGCAACCACCAGAGTTCGCAAAGTGGGAACAAAAAACTGGTTACACAATTCAACAGGCTCAGGAAAAAATCGGTATATCCGACTTAATGTTTCTAGCATGGAACGCCCTAAAGCGTGAGGCAGCTGGTAAGCCAGTCAAACCTTACGAAGTATGGTGCGAAATGGTGGTTGATATTACGGTCGGAGATACCGAAAGCCCAAAAGCCACAGCCGAGGAAGCCTAAGTTACTTAATCATTGAGCTGTCGATCGCGACAGGAATACCGATGAGTGAGTGGGTTGACGCGGCGGACATATTGACAGCACTCGAGATTATGGAGAAGCGAAATGGCGGAAAGTAAGGAAGTCGTCCAGTACGACAAAGCCGAACTCCGAGCCATTACTGGAGCGTTTAAGGCGATGGACGATGAAGCCATCAGCCAAGCTAAAGAGCAATCGAGTGCGCTTGCCACTTATTTACAGGGCAAAATTACGTCCGCAGCTGGATCGCTTAATTCGGCGTCCGTAGCTGGTCGAATCGCTGAGGGTTCTAAGGTAAGTAAGTCATCTAAGATCGGCGAGATTTCTTTCGGATTTGCCGGACAAAAGTTTAGCGGTGGCGCAACGACTCGCGATTTATGGGGCGGGTCAGAGTTCGGATCAAATAAATATAAGCAATTTCCTATTTGGTCAGGATCAACCGGTCGAGGATCGACTGGCTATTTCATTTATCCAACGCTTCGAGCTGAGCAAAGTTATCTAATCGCTGAGTGGGAAAAGGCGTTCACATCAATAGTTAAGAGGTTCGACTAATGGCTGACGGATCAAGAACGCTTAAGCTCTCGATATTAGCTGACGTCGATAATCTAAAAAAAGGCTTATCAGACGCGGGCACAGATACAGACACTTTCGGCGGTAAGTTAAGCAGTTTCGGTGCTGCTGCTGGAGCTGCGTTTGCCGTAGCTGGCGCGGCGGCGCTTGCCTATGCTGGCGCGTTGCTAGTCGATGGCGTTAAAGCTGCGGTCGAGGACGAAGCCGCACAAGTCAAACTCGCAACAGCAATCGGAAACGTTACGACCGCCACAGACGCAACTATTGCTTCGGTCGAGTCCTACATAACTCAAACCGCTCTCGCGGTCGGCGTGACGGACGACGAATTACGCCCATCGTTTGCGCGTTTGGTTAAAAGTACGGGCGACGTCGAAGCTGCGATGAAGCTACAAGGGGTCGCTCTCGACGCTTCCGTCGGTTCGGGAAAGTCACTCGAAACCACATCAAATCTCATCGCTAAAGCATTTGACGGTAACACCGCCGCACTAGCCAAATTAGACATTGGTTTAACAGCTGCCGAACTTAAGACTATGAGCTTCGATGAAGCGATCGCCGCCGTTACTGCGACTTACGAAGGATCGGCTAACGCCGCCGCTGATACTTTCGCGGGAAAGATTGATCGTTTAAAAATAGCATTTGACGAGGGTAAAGAATCAGTCGGAGCGTTCGTACTAGACGCAATTACTCCAATGGTCACTTTATTCGTCGATAAAGTAATCCCAACCATTAGCACACTAGCCACAGATATAGGCGAGGACTTACAACCAGTTTTTGAATCATTAGGTACATTTTTTAAAGATACGTTTCTACCGGGCTTAACCGCGCTTTACGATTACATAAACAAATATGTTGTACCAATATTTAAAGCCACTTTAACACCAGTAATTCAAGGCGTTAAAAATATATTTACAGCAATCGGCACAGCTGTTTCTGATAACACAGGATTTTTTAAGCTGTTAGGTGCTGGTTTAACCGCGTTTTTAGTTATTGCTAAACCGTTTGCGACGTTTATAGGTACAACTTTCAAAGTCGCATTTTCAGGCGTTGCGCTAATTATTGAGGGCGTAAGCAAAGCAATTCAGGGAGTCGTCGCTGGCATTAACGCGGCTATTAAAGTCGTCAATTTACTCATTAAAGGCTATAACATCGTAAACAATTTAAAGCCCGGATCTAAGGATTTACAAGAGATCCCAATGCTGGCAACTGGCGGTTTAGCTAACGCTAATAGTCCTTACATCGTGGGCGAACGAGGGCCAGAGTTATTCGTGCCATCTGGTAACGGACGCGTTATTCCAAATAACAAGCTAGGCAACGGTGGCGGAAATATCTATATCAACGTTAGCGGCGCAATCGACCAGGAAGGCACAGCCCGCCGAATCGTTGACGTACTAAACAATAGTTTCTATCGCGGCACAAATGGCGCTAATGCGCTGGCGTTCTAATGACAGTATTTAACCCAGTCTGGCGCGTAAAGATTCAGGGCGTCGAATACACGACTTACACGCTGTCGAATCTAACTATCACTAGCGGTCGAAATAACATTTATCAGCAAGCGCAAGCGGGCTATTGTAATTTAGAGCTGCTAAACCTAACTCAAGCGATCGTTAACATAAACATAAACGATTCAGTATCGATCGAGCTAAAGGATTCGACAAATACTTTCGTCCCGATATTTGGCGGCACAGTCGTCGATTTTGGCGTGGAAATTGTTACAGCTGGATCGGTCGGCATTAACCAAGTGTTAAAGATAACCGCACTCGGAGCGCTTAGCCGTTTACCTAAAGCGCTTACCGATGGCACGTTAGTTAAGGATTTTGACGGCGATCAGATTTGGCATGTGCTTCAGGATTTACTATTAAATAACTGGGGCGAAGTTCCCGGAGCTTTACAATGGCAGAATTACGATCCAACGGAAACATGGGCAAACGCCCAGAACGTAGGATTAGGCGAGATCGATCGTCCCGGCAATTACGAATTAGACGCTAGATCAGCCGATCGCACAGACGTTTACTCGCTGGTTTCAGCGCTGGCAACTAGCGGTTTGGGTTATATTTACGAGGACGCAAACGGACTAATCAGCTATGCCGATTCGACTCACAGATCAATCTATCTAGCCACAAATGGCTACACAGACGTAACGGCAAATCACGCTTTATTTAACGGGCTTAAGATAGAAACTAGAGCGGGCGACGTTCGTAATGACATAACTTTAAAATACAAGGCTAACGGGTCTAGTGAAGTAAGCGCCGAGGATATTGGCTCGGTCGAGGTTTACGGTCGTTTGGCGCAACTTATTACCACGACACTTGATAAGACGACAGACGCTCAAGATCAAGCCGATTTTTATTTAACACTAAGAGCTACGCCTCAAGCGAACTTCACATCGATCACTTACCAGCTTACAAATCCCGAGTTAGACGACGCGGATCGCGATTCGCTGATAAACGTGTTTATGGGCTTACCGCTAAGAATTAGCGACTTACCGCCAAACATGGCGTCGGGAACTTTCCTAGGATTCGTCGAGGGCTGGTCTTTTAAGGCTGCCTATAACGAAATTGCTATAACGCTAAATCTTTCGCCGATTAGTTATTCTTTACAAGCTATGAAGTGGGAGCAAGTTCCTATCGGAGAATCGTGGAATACTATATCTGGGGTACTGACGTGGGAAACCGCGCTGGTCGTGGCATAAGGAGAATAAATGACAAACCCAACGAGTAACTTTGGCTGGCAAATGCCGACACCCGTCGATTTGGTTACGGACTTACCAGCTGATTTTGAGGTATTTGGTCAGGCGGTCGATACATCGATGGCTGATCTCAAAGGCGGCACGACTGGTCAAATCCTGTCAAAGGCTACAAATGCCGACATGGATTTCACATGGATCACTAATGACGTGGGCGATATTACAAACATCGCAGTCACTAGCCCAATCACAGGCGGCGGGTCAAGTGGCTCAGTAACTATCGGCGTTAACGCAGCTTCGACAAGCGCGTCAGGCGTGGTACAGCTCAGCGATTCCACATCGACAACATCGAGCGTTCTAGCCTCAACTCCAACAGCGACTAAATCAGCTTACGATTTAGCAGCTGCGGCTGTACCTAAATCAACAGTTACCACAGCGGGTGACGTAATTTACGCGACTGGATCGGGTGCTGTAACACGTTTAGGAATTGGTACAACTGGACAGGTGCTAACCGTCAATGGTGGCGGTACTGCTCCATCGTGGGCAACACCAGCAACTCCAAGTTCATTTTCAAATAATGGAATTCTTAATTCAGCATTTCAAATTTGGCAAAGAGGCACAAGTCTGGCGGGCGTGACTGCTATAAATTACACAGCTGACCAATGGCAACTGTTCAGAGCTGGTTCAACTATTTCACGTCAAGCAACTGGTGACACTACAAATTTACCAAATATTCAGTATTGCGCTCGAGTTCAACGGAATAGCGGAACGACTGGAACAAGTTCGATAGTTTTATCTCAATCTTTGGAAACATTAAACTCTATTCCGTTTGCTGGAAAAACTGTCACGCTTTCATTTTACGCAAGAAAAGGTGCTAATTTTTCCCACGCAACTTCGTCTGTTAATGGCTCTATTTTTTCTGGTACAGGAACAGATCAAACTTATATCGCTGGATTTACGGGTTTAGCGACTGTAGCAAATTCAGATTTCACTTTAACTACAACATGGCAACGATTCACAATAAGCGCACCAGTTACTTCAACCGCAACTGAACTAGCTGTTAATTTTTCCTACGTTCCATCAGGTACAGCTGGGGCTAACGATTACTTTGAAGTTACTGGAGTTCAATTAGAAGTCGGATCTAGTGCTACGGCATTTCATACCAACCAGCCAACTATCGCAACAGAATTAACAGCATGCCAGCGTTACTACGCAAGATTTAGTGCCAATGCGACTAACAATTATATGGATTTTGGATTTGGCACAGCAGCCTCAACGACAGCCGTAGAGTTTGATTTTAAATGTCCAGTAACAATGCGCATAACTCCAACAGCGGTTGATTTCTCAGCGATTGCGGTTCAGGACGCTGTGGCTAGAACTAGCGCAACATCTTTAAACATAACCACAATTTATTCGGGTCAGGATAACGTTCGTTTAACGGCGGGCGTTGCTTCAGGACTAACTCAGTATCGACCATATTTTATCCAAGCAAATGCTAGTTCTACCGCCTACATTGGAGTGAGTGCCGAATTATGATAAAAGTGAAATTTATAGAAATAGCAAACCCCGACGGTTCAGAAACTTACGCAATTATCGATCGAGGTAATGGCGAGTTTACGTCAATGCTTAAATCAACTTACGACGAACAGCAAGCAGCAAATGAAGCTAACGAGTTATAACGGCTGGACGGCTTCAAAGGATCAAGCCGAAATAGGAATTAAGTCCTACGCAATACCGGGGACTCAGTTAAAGATTCGTTGCGCCGAAGCTGTCGCGCCTCTCATCGTGGGATTTTGTAAAGAGTTTAACGAGTTGATCGAGCCGTTAGATGGCGGTCAACTAGACGACTGGGGCTACGCATTTCGCATGGTTCGCGGAAGTACCGACAAGCTGAGCAACCATAGCTCGGGAACAGCGGTTGATCTGAACGCTATCAAACACCCGCTCGGAAAAAAAGGCACATTTCCAGCTGAGAAAGTACCTATGCTCCGGGCGCTTGCTAAGAAGTACGGGCTATTTTGGGGTGGCGATTACATGAAGCGAGCCGATGAGCAGCATTTCGAAATCAATGTAAGTCCAAAAAAAGTCTTAGAGCTAATAAAGGCTCTAGGGTTAGGAGAAAAGTAATGAAAGAGCTAAAGGCAATACTGGCAAGTTACGGACGATCATCGCTCGCAGGAGCTTTAGCCGTCTATATGACAGGCGAAACCGATCCCAAGAAATTGGCTTATGGTTTGCTCGCTGGCGTTCTACCGCTACTCATGCGTTACGCGAATCCCAATGACGCTACGTTCGGGGCTAAGGGTAAGTGAACGCTAGCGACTGGGCTGCTATGGGCGTGGCAATAGTCACGCTCCTAGTGGCATTTATGACGGGTATCAGATATTTGGTCAAGTATTACTTAAGCGAGCTGCGCCCGAATTCTGGGTCAAGCGTAAAGGATCAAATTTCGAGACTGGAAAGTCGGGTTGACGAGATTTACAGCATGCTCATAAGCAACTCGACACGCCGTTAAATACGCGTAAGGCTTGTAATTGTCAGACATTTAGTTCACCCTATAACTAGGGAGCGAATAAGTCGCTTCCTAGAATCGGGAGCTAAAATGTTTACAGTATTGGAATTAGCGGGAGCTGTTATTCTCGCAAGTGTGGGCTGGTGCTTAGTAGGCTGGTCTATAGGCTTTAAAGCTGGTATGAAAGATGGCTATAACCGCGGGCGAGCTGCTGGGCTTCGCTGGGCTACAGATCGCGTGAGAAATTCCTAATGGCAATCCCACTAGAAAATTATGAGAGTGTTGCCGAGCGCATTGAGAAGTTCTGGGTTAAGTACCCAAATGGTCGAATTGACGCAAAGATAGTATTTCAGGACGGTACTCGATACATAATCCAAACGGATATTTACAAAGAGATAACCGATCCGTTGCCATTTGCTACAGATTTTGCCGAGGAAATTAGATCGAGCGCTAATCGCTTTCCGCTAGAAAACGGATCAACCTCAGCAATAGGTCGAGCCTTACATACTGGCGGGCTAAGTAAGTTCAGCGAAAATCAGAATCGACCATCACTCGAGGAAATGAAACGAGTCGAGCGTCCAGTCGTCACAGCTCCTAAAGATGATTTACCTAACGGTTCTTATGATCCATGGGACATGACTCAGGCGGTCGCTGAGATCGGCGGAATACTCACCGGGCGATCCTGTTCTCATGGCGTAATGATTCGCAAAGAGGGCGTGAACGCCAAAACATCGAAGCCGTACAAGGGCTGGGTATGCCCAGAGAATAATCGGAGCTGCGCGATATGGGAATAACAAAAATCACGCTTACCAAAGATGAGGAAATCCAAGCAGCAGCAGCCGCTTTCCTATGCGAGTCCAAAGGCGTAGAAAATTACTATTTCCATGACCAATCAGCTAGAGGCAATATCCACGAATCGATTAGGCGTACAGCTGAGGCGCTCGGTGCTGAGATCGCTGCTGCTAAATGGTTCGGCATTAAGGACTTTAAGCTCGAGCTAGATAAGTTCAAGATTCGCGCTGACGTGGGTAACCGAATCGAAATCAAGCATACGAAATGGATAGACGGTCATCTAATCCTAAGGGAAAGGGATAGGGTCGAGGACTTAGCTGTGTTAGTCGTAGGCGAATCACCGACTTATTATGTCAAGGGCTGGATTCCAATTCGATCAGCTAAAACAAGCCGCTTTAAGCATGACAAGGACAATTCGTGGTGGGTTAGCCAACATAATCTCAATTCTATGGAGAATCTAAAGGAGTCTAATTATGGACAAATTGAAATATGAGTGTCGGCGCTGTAAGCGCGAAACTCTACAGGTCGAACGCATAGTGACCGATTTACTTCCGCCGGGCGTTAAGACGCTCGAGTGTACGGTTTGCGGCACGATGGGCGTATGCCTAGTCGGGAGCGATAATGCCTAGTTACTTGTATCGCTGCGATCAATGCGGCGGCGAACTTGAGATGAATCACCCAATTAACTCGCATGGAGATACGTCGCCACTTTGCTGTAGCTACCCAATGATTCGAGTGTTTAGCGCACCCAGTATCGTCTTTAAAGGTACGGGTTGGGGTGGTTCTAAATGAGTGAGCAATTCTATCGAACGACTGAGAACACTTACCTAGTTAGCTGTTGCGATGAGATTCAATTTCTATACATATGCTTAAAGTGTGAGCAACATATGGGCTGTTATAACTGCGAATTTGATTACACGAAAGCTCATGGTTGCGATGAATAACATCAAATTAGCGATAGCCGATCCGCCCTATCTAGGTCGAGCAAATCGGTGGTATGGCGATGGCTGCGGCGATGGTTACGGAGTCGGGCGAGCTGATTCACACCCAGAAGCTAAGAAATGGGACGATCCTAAATCACACGTTCAGCTGGTTCATGATCTCAATGATAATTATGATTCATGGGCTATAGCTATGACGGTTCACTCATTAAGCACTTATCTCAGCGTTATAGATACCGATTCTCGTAACGGAATTAGAGTCATGTCATGGATTAAACCAAATGCGGTGACAAGTGGCTCAAGGGTAACTAATAGCTGGGAACCGGTGATCGTTAAGATCGCTAAAGAACGTAGAGGGTGGAAAAACGGCGTCCATGTTAAAGACTATTTATCAGCTGCTCCAATGAAATCAGGCTTCGTAGGAGCTAAACCGGAAGCATGGACTCATTGGGTATTGGACGCTATGGGATATATCGAGGGCGATGAAGTGACAGACATATTTGCTGGTAGTGGAGCTGTTACTCGAGCATTAACCAGTTACCGATCAAGGTTACCGTTATGAATAGTTATCCACAGTTAAATAAAGTTATCCACACCCTGTTGAACACGCCCAAATATACGCTCAGACTTGCGCGGTATTTGACATGTTCGGTACGCTCGAGGAACTCTGGTAGAGCCGCAACGCGGATAGCTCGAACAGGGGTTATCGTGCTATCGGCACACCTATGTCTAGCGGTCTCTACACCTAACTCAATGGCATTAGATAGTCAATCATCTAAAGATAGATTTAAGTTATATCTACATAGTAGAGTCATTAAAGATAGTCAATATCAATGTGCCTATAAGCTGTATATGAAAGAGTCTAAGTTCGATAGTAGAGCTGTTAATGGCAGTCATTACGGAATACCACAGCTGCGCAACAAGAAGCTAAAGCATTTAGACGGATACACTCAGATAGATTGGGGTATCCGGTACATAGCGCACAGATATCAAGGCGATTACTGTTTAGCATGGGCACACTTTAAAAGCAAGGGGTGGCACTAATGGCTTCAGCTGTGGATAATGGTACGTCTAGTCGATGGTCAAAGATTAGGCAAAGGATACTTAAGCGTGATGGTTACTGTTGCCAACAATGCGGACAAGATAACGGAAAGTTACATGTTGACCACATAATACCAAGACGACTAGGTGGGACTGATAGTGATGACAATTTACAAGTATTATGCCAAAAGTGTAATTTAAGCAAAGGTGGGCGGTTTTTTGGTACAGGTAATACACCCCCGACTCTCCATGATCTAAATATCCCTGAAAATGTCAGCGTAAGTCATGACTAAAGGCGATCAGGTCATAATCGGTCAACTACCTAATGAACTAGGCTCAGATCGGCTGCTATCGGTTTTACCGCCGTCATCAGCTGCCACT